ATCATTTATCACACGTCCTTTCCCATCCTCCCACAGATGGTAGCATGTCAGGATTTTACTGTACTATATTTCACTCTGCGTCACGGCATACTTCTCAATCTGATTACCAAGAAAAGGTATCGCAAGTGGATGCACTAAAGCCAAAGTGTCGAGCAAATTATCAGCTTCAGAGTCATTAACATTCGTAACGTATGTAACGTGAAATCCTGGCTCAGTAGTGTTAGCCACTTCGTCCATTGCTGGATTATGACTTTTGCCTTGAGCGCTCTTATTTCGTTTACTATTTGTAACTGGCTTTGAACTTTTTAAGAATAGTCTTAAATCCTCGTCCTTAATTTGGACGTTTATATAGTCAGGGTTATAGTTATTTAGTATGAATCTTTGTGCAAAATACACATAACCTATATACTTAAACATCCGCGTTATGTCTCTTTCCATATTTATTGCTGGTACGCCGACAAAATTACTTATGTTTTCTAGTCTACTGTCGCAATTTTCGAGTAGAGAACCAATGATAGTCACTGAAATTGCGTTATCTTCCCAATGTGGTTTCTCTTCAATAAAGAAATCCGCTAACACACTAGATGTTGATGGATCTCCGGACAGAGCTTCAAACAAATCCGTCATCGTTTTCTTTGGATTGTATGAATTTAATACGCCTGATTTTATTACTAATGCGATTAGTTGTGCTTCAGTTATTATTAATCCGTTTTGCCTAATAAATCTTACTATCTCCTGAGAACCAGCATATCCCTTGTTTCTAAACTGTATGCCAGTTCTGGATCCTATCGTTGATTCTAACATTTTTCCTTCCGTTGGAGTAGATATATACCTAATTGGACCGGATGATTCAACGTTGCGAGATTTGATTGCTGATATAACGAATAAATCGTACACTGGGTATGATGAAGTTATTTTCATCCTTGGTGTATCTGATTCATCTTCTAATAGCCTAAATAATGTACTTTCGCTAGTCAGTCTAGCTACGTCCTTGTCTACGGCCAATTGCTTGAACGATTGGTGTAATGCTGAATATGGAATGTTCTCGTATAGTAAACTGTTTGGTAACTTGACCCGTATTGAGCCTAAAGCATCAGATGCTTGCCTTGATATTCTGACTTTCGTAGCATCCAATGATTCTCTTTTCATATTCAATCCTTGTGCGAAATCTCCTCCGGAGAAAACACTATCTGAGGACTTATATGAGATGCTTTTTATGCTCTCGGTTCCAACTGGTAATCTTAAATCCTTCAAAATTTCTGGTTTCTCCTTTAAGAAGTGTTTGGTTAAAGCATTAGCTAGTGTCTCATTTGCTGAAAAATTTATCGTAGAGACGGTGGATAAACCTGTCTCCACAATTTTCGATAAATGTAAACGGATAAACAGGACCTCATTCAACGATATGCCCGTATAAGTCATCCCTAATCCACCTGAATACGCCGATGGAGTAATAATGGCGCCTGGTGGTGGGAAGTACTTATATGTGTCATGTGGTCCTGATGTCTTTGATGGCGTAATGTTATCAGCATCCTTTACTTGACTAGAGCTACGAGATGGTTTGCGTACTACAATAGTATATGCTAACCCGGCCAACAGGCGGGCGTACAGGCTATTCACCCTCAAACTACCTATTGCACGCTTGTTATACTCAAAGCACACTTGTGAAAAACCTCTCAACCGCTCGATTATATCTGATGCATTCGAATCTTTTTCCGATTCATGCAACTGAATTGATGGATCCCTAAAATGCATGCCCGCATAATAATATATTTTAGCGTATTCGCCTGAAATATGTGATACAACTGTTTTTTGTGGATTTATAATATGATTGGCCTGTTCGTAATTCTTAACAGTTATATTACGAATAGAATCAACTTGGCCAAAATGAGTTATTGACGAAGCGTCATAAACCATTATCGCATCGTCACCTGCCACTTGATACCATGTTAATGGTATATTATTCACTTGATTAAACACATCCCCAGCTATTTTCTCCGTTATTAGCCCATTCTGTACAGAATTCATTAGAAAAGTATCTAATCTACCCGACCACATATATTTTACAACGAAAGAATATAGTTCACCTAAGTATGACGCATTAAAAATACGTTTTTCCTGGAATTTGTTGAACCAATCTATCGTTTCTAATATCGTCATGCCTTGTACGTCGCGTCTACTTGAATCTATCATGTAGAAATTTATTTGACTCGCTATTCCATGAGCTGCTAAAGCCTTCTTTATTCCTTCATAATATGGAATTATAGTTGCAGTGAGATATGTCTGATCCCATGATGAACAATCCGCTAATACTGATAGCGCCTTACCTGTTGAAGACGCCTCTATAGCTGGTGCAATCATATCAGATGTACCATTTTGATATAGAGTGGCAAATCCAATGCCTAACTCTTTTCCAGTAAACCACAATCCTGTTGGCCTATCCCTACGCTGTCTAGTCGTAGCATCGATGTGTGGTCCTATGATAAATGATTGAGCCAAATGTGCTTGAAGAACGTTAATATAAATTGGGCGAACCGGCCTCCACGCAGTTGTGGATCTCGAGCCTATAACGTTCTGGCCACATATCCGCATAACTTCAGATGGTGTTATTTTACCTTGATCATACTGCTCAATAAATTTATCTCTTTCAGTCTGACTTAAATTGCTTAGAAATTCGCTGAACATTATTGGCACTGTACTTACATCGTTCACGTCAAATATTTTTGACCCAATAACGTTCGCGAATGTCGACTTTGATGTTGACCTAGTTTTATAAACTTTCTTCCCCGTATTGACAATTAGTTTAATATTGCCAATACCTGCCGATCTAGACGTTATATACGTATCGATATTCGTTTTTGCTTGATTTGCTGATGGGTATGACGCTGTAGATATCTCACCTTCTATGATTGCTTTCGTTAATCCATAGCCACAGTCAGTCATCTTTGGTCCCATCCACTCTAATAATGAATTTATTGATTTTGCAGGATCTGAATTTGATAGAAATTTCTCATTCATAACAGTAATGTCATCAATTGTTGCTTTAAAATCAGTAATTTGGTTTGATCTTGAATATCCACCAAAATTTAAAAGCGTTCTTAAAAACACGATATCGGTTATAATTGTTGAATTCACTCTCATATCAACTAACGTCTCGCAGAATTTTGCTAATACTGGTAATCCCGTTTCCTTCACAGATAGTATATCTTCAAACACATATCGTTTCACTGTAGGTGAGAATACAGCTTTATTTAATATCTTACTTTCATGTTCATAACACCGTGAAACTGATGTAAATTCATTTACCGCCGCTAGAACAGGTTGAGTGAAATTTGCGGCCTTATGAATTGGATGGTCATGTATATAACTAACTCCATTAACAGTTTTACCTGTATCAGTAGTTTTCGCGTTGAATCGCAAACCGTAGTATAAATTTAGCCGTGTAACAGTCTTCTTCAGTTCCCTTCCCTTATTAGGATACTGCAACATATATAGCAGTACCTCATCATTTATATCCATATATTTACGTGAATAATTATGTATATCCTTGTATGTAAGCAAATATGTAAGGTCATTAAGTATTATCCGTAACTTAATTGGGTAATGCGAATATAAACGTGTCCCTACTATCTTACCTTCAGTAGAGAAAATAACTGGAAACGTTCTATATAAATTATTCCCACGTGCGATTGTATTACATAACAGCTCCATATATCTTAATCCATACGAGTAAAATGTTGGATTATCAGCTGAAACCTTCTCGCTCCCAAATGCCGAAGTTGCCCTAATCATTAATATCGTTAAAAACAATGCTTGTATTGGGTGATAAACATAATGTGGATCCATCTCCGTTGATTGTCTATCACTTATGTATCTACTCTTTGAAACAGGCTTCTTGCCTGAAGGAGTTAAGTCATTATGTAACTCAATAGTTACATCTTTTTCCATATCTGATAGCCACGTAACACGTGTAGTGTCATTGACATCTTTATCTAAACTAAAATTCAAGTTTGAAATATATTCATCATATCTTTGAAGCTTATACTCCGGCAACACAGATTGATGCAAATCCTCATCGCTCAGTGACCACCACAGCGGTTTGTTTAACTCATCATTGATGATTGACAGAATGACGTCATCGTGTTTAGTTATTATTTCAGTTGGGACGCCATAGTTATTTACTTTAAATATATCATTATACATTGAAGCATATCTTAACTGCAATTCCTTCGGATTAACTGGACGTTTAAAGAACAATCCTTTCATATCATATTTATCCCGATTACTTATTAAGTTTTCCTCTCCATTTCGCCACAGTATTAGCGTTCTTTGTAGTAAGCACTCTATCTCATAGCTTACATCGATTTTGGTGATATCAGAATTGATAATAGCCTGGAATTGTGAAATTAGTGTTGGTAATATATCCTTGTCGTAACTAACGTGACTCATCACGTGACATGCAGACGTTGTGAAACGCC